TCAACTCATACGAAGCCGCGAAACAGTGGGGCTGGGGACACACCATAATACACGGACTCGAAGTGGACGAGTGGCTTGACCTACCGAAAGAGCCACGCTGCATCACGGTTATTTCCGATGCCGGCATGGAGCGTGCATACCGCCGCATTTTCATAAAGGCCGTGGCAAGAATACTCAAAGAGATGGGTGTACCATTCTATTGGGTTGGTGCGAGCATATCGTTTGATGACTTTGACGCGTACCGCGAGTTTGTTGGCAGAAGCCTGGTCTTCTTTTATGGGGCGTGGAACTCACCCCGGCCGCGAGCGCGCACAGAGGCTATGCTGTCAGGCTGCTGCGTAGTTACTACGCCATATCAGGATGCAGATACGTTTATCAAGGACGGCGAGAATGGATTTCTTACGAGCAAGTTTCGCATCACCGACCCGCGCGTTATGGACAATCCACAGGCTACTGCCGAGCTCATTAGAGACCTTGTGCTTGAGCATCCTGAAAAGGCGATTGCCGTTGGTAAGAAGGGCAAGGAGACAGCGCGCAAGCTTTTCAACAGGGAGTCATTTACAAGGCAGTGGGAAGACTTATTGAAGGAGGTGGGTATATGGGAAACGTAGTTTTACCTGAAAGGAAGAAAATAGAGCTCTCTGCGCTGCGCGAGCTATACATAGCAGCAATATCACAAAATGTAGGAAACCAGCTAACCCTTAGTAAAATATCTCGCGCACTCCTGACAGCACAAGGGAAGGACTACAACAAGTTACTGAAAAAACAGCAACAAACGGAGAGTGCTATCAAAGAAAACGAGCTTTTTGTAGCATCTGTGGAGAAGGTTTTTACCGCGAATACTGTACCTAACCCCGATAACAAAGTAAAGGTTGGAGACCCGAAAGAATGAGCGTTGGCTTTATAACTATGGAAAAGGTGTCAAACCGCGTCTATGACAGCGTTGGCTCATCCCGCATACGCGCTCGGTGGCTATGGGAAAAGTGGCCAGAGGCGGAGGAGTACATGATTGGCAAAAAATATGACGTGCTGGTGTTTCAGAAGGCATGGTGGGCCGAGATGATTGAAGCGTTTGAGGGTATAAAAATCTTTGACCTATGTGACCCCGACTGGCTTGAAAGCTCAAAGCCATACTATGGTTTGATGGCACAATGTGATGCGGTAGTGACCTCAACCCCGGCGCTCGCAAAGTACATAGGGAAAATCATCACCCACATACCTGTTGTTTGCATACCTGACCGCGTGAACATGGATGAGCACCATGTTGTAAAAACAAAGCATAAGGAAAAAGTAGTTGATGTAGTGTGGTATGGGTACAGCCAAAACTTCCATTATGTGAGCCGCACGCTTGACACCATTCGTGAGCTTGGCCTTCACCTCACTGTCATCTCTAATCAGGCAATGACGGCAGCGCCAGAGTACGACGCAATACGTCTGAAAAATATCCGCTACAACCAAGCAACCATAAATCAAGACATAGCTGCCTGCGACGTGGCTCTGCTACCGGAAACGGTCATGAAGGACTTCCGGGGCAAGTTCAAATCGAACAACAAAACCATCATAGCGTGGGCTATGGGAATGCCGGTAGCGCACACGCCGGAGGAGCTCAAGGCACTACTACCACAAGAAGCGCGTGTTTCCGAAGCCATAAGGCGGCGTAAAGAAGTCGAGGACAAATGGGACGTACAGCTATCAGTTATGGAGTACCAGGAGCTCATCCGTGATATTCAAAAGTGAAAGAGGGGCTGACCTAAGTTAGCCTACCTGCAAACCAACACCTCGGAGTCGCGAAAATGCCAAGGAGTGGAATAAAATACCGAAGCCTTAATACCGCATAATACCCGCACTACTCCCCTACCCTACCGCCGAGAAAAAAAGGGAGAACCAGGCTAAAAAGTAAAAACAATGCACATCCCATAGAGTAGGGTAGGGGGATGGATAGAAACAGGAAGAGCACATGGCAAAGAAAGAGCTACACATCCGGAGTCAAGCTCTGGCGAAGCGCGCCCCAGGCAGGAATAGGGGGTTCAAGTCCCACCCAGGCGCTCAACAAAAGGAGTGGCATGTCTAGTTTGAAATACACAGCAGAGCTGGCCGAGGAGATTTGTAAGCTGGTGGAGAACGGTGTGCCAAACAGGGATGCTGCAATAGCAAGCGGTATATCTGAAGCAACATTTTACAAGTGGCAGCAAGAGACTATACCAGATACAGAAAACCCTGATAAAAGGATACCAAACCCTGAATACCATCCAGAGTTTTCAGAGGCATTAAAAAAGTCAGAGTCTATCAGGAAAAAAAACTTCATACTAGCCATAGCAAATGCGGCAGTACACACATGGCAGGCAGCAGCGTGGTATTTGGAGCGCGTGTACCGGGATGAGTTCGCGCGGAAGGACAGGGTCGAGCATAGTGGGGAGCTGACGCATGTTTTGACCGCAGATGACGCCCTACGACTTATACACAGAGAGAAGGTGGAGGATGATACAGAGAAGTCCGATGACGGAGCAACAGTTCCTAAACTTACAGAAGGCGGTCAGTAACCCTGTTTTCTACGCGGAAAAGGTGATCGGAGTTAAGCTCGAACCATATCAGGGTGATGTTCTTGAGGCTATAGCAGCACATGAGAAGGTGGCATGGCGCAGCGGGCATGGTGTTGGAAAAACGGCAGCTGCAGCTATGGCGGTGAATTGGTTCTTTGACACAAGGCCAAATAGTAAAACAATCACTACGGCAAGCTCATGGCGGCAGGTAAGCCGCATGCTTTGGCCGGAAATCCACAAATGGCGGCGGCGCGCGGATTTTGAGGTTATAGGAAGAAGCTCGTTAGACTACGAACCCCTCAAGCTGATGCTCTCCAGGGACGAGGACTGGTTTGCCACAGGGGAGGCATCGGATGAAGCAGATAAAATGGAGGGGTTTCACTCGAAGTTTCTTTTCTACGTAATAGACGAGGGCAAGTCTGTTCCCTTACAAACATACGAGGCAATCGAAGGCGCTTTGACCAACGAGGAGGGTGAGGTTAGGGTGCTTGTTATAAGTACGCCGCCGCCAGAGAAGACAGGGTACTTTTACGAGATATTCTCAAAGAAACGAATAGGTTGGCAAACTTTCCACACCTCCTCCTTAGATAGCCAAAGGGTCTCGCGCGCGTGGGTTGAACAGCGGAAACAGGAATGGGGTGAGGATAGCGCCGTATATATCAACCGGGTGCTGGGTGAGTTTGCCGAAAGTGGGCAGGATGCGCTCATTCCCTTGTCGAAAATAGAGGCTGCTGTCGAAAACAAGGATACCAGTATAGAGGGGAAGAAAAAGCTCGGCATGGACGTTGCGAGGTATGGCGAGGATAGCACTATCATAGTCAGGAGACAGGGGAATTGTGTGCTCAAGCTGTCGAAGTTTATCAAGGAGGACACCATGCAATCAACAGGCCGGCTGCTGACTGAAATGAAAGACTTTGGCGCAGAGTTGGCAAACATAGACGCCATTGGCATAGGCGCTGGTGTTGTTGATAGGGCAGCGGAGCAGCGGGACGGCATCCATGGGGTCAATTCCGCAGAGGGGGCAAGTGATAGCGAAAAGTTCCTGAACAAGCGCGCAGAGATGTATTGGGGGCTTCGGCAGAGATTTCTTGACGGAGACATCAGTATTCCCGATGACGAAGAGCTTATAGGGCAGCTTTCGAACATAAAGTATAAGTACAACTCCCGTGGGCAGTTGCAAATCGAAAGCAAAGATGATATGAAAAAGAGAGGGCTAAAATCACCAGACAAGGCAGATGCGCTGGCACTCGCATTTTACGACCTTGAGGATGAAACGGTTGAGTTATACATAGCATAGTGCTACTATAGACGTATGGCAAATAGCTTTGACATGGTCGGCCCTATTTTTACGCTACCTGTTCCTCCACAGAGAAAAACAAGTGAATATCTGACAGCATACAAGGGCTGGGTTTACAGTGCCACGAGTAAAATTGCCAGGGAGGTTTCACAGGTAAAGCTCAAGCTGTACAAAAAGCGCATGGTACGTCGCGGAAGGCAGACAGGGATTGAGATTGACGAGGTATTTGAGCATGAGGCGCTCTCTG